GAACTTCCTAGCGTCTACAAAGGAGGGCTCTACTTTCCAGCGTGAATATAGATTAGCGTATGGTTTCTTCATGTCAACGTATCAATCCTTTGATGGTCTTAATTTAACTAAAGCTGACATTGATGCTATACAAAAATCACTGGTAGTGGCTAACGACTATAAGCGCGGTGCCTCAAAAGCTCAGGAAGAAATGTCAAGGCGTCATGCTGCTGAAAGACGCAGCGCTTGGGCACCTTTCTCGAAGTTCTGTCGTGAAAAATCACCCTTACTTATTGTTACCTTTGTTAATAGCAGTCATATTAGTGTGAAACAGAGTATTGAACTTAGGAGGACCGTTGATGAGGATAAACGTACTGCACGTGAAGCTCAGATGATACGTGAAATCAAAAATACTCTAATCGCTACTATAAAGAAGGATGGTCTCTCTGAATCCTTATTTGACACTATTTTTGGCTAAGGCGTAGTGCTCCACCTGTAGTTGAGTTTAATAGGTCTTACTGGATTAAGGTCGAGCGTTTTATTGACTTCTGGAAGAAAAACAGAGACCAGATCTATAAGAGAGGAAGGCCAATTCTTTCATGTTATGCTACACCACCACGTCCTCGTGGGTCAAAGCCTAGCTATGAAGAATTGATTAATAATTTTTCGCCTACACTATTTAAACATGTTCAAAAACATTATGTACCAAAAGCTATTAATATTTTAGGCAAAATCTTTAAGGGTAGACGAAAGGTAGTACATCATAGTTATATTTCGTGTGTTGAATATCCATACTATGAGAAGAAGACAATAAAGAAAATCTGGCCTGATACACCTATAATTAAAGGAAAGCTCCCACCAGATATTTTCGATGCCCTACCAATTAAACCAAGTGTAACTGCAAAGTTTATTGGCATAGTTAACACACCGGTAGGACATAGGCCTCAAAAATTTACACATGCTGACCCTCTCTTTGCACACAAGGAACTTAACTGGTTTGCAGTTGAAGCTGTTAAACATTGTGATTATCGTATTACTGCTAGTGGTGCTTGGCCTACCCAAATTATCAACTTTCAGGAACTCTGTAATCCGGTTAAGGAGATCGACATTGAACACTATTTAACTGCCGCGAAGAAACGCGCGCATAAAATCAAACTACCATATATTGAAGAAGGAGTAATTCCAGACGAAATACTATCTGTTGGTACCAAACCTAGAAGTAGTGCTGGTTTCTTATCATCTATATTCATTGGACCGAATCATCGTGCATGTGATAGTGTGATTAAACCAGTGGCAAAGCAAGTTTTTGAAGAAGTTCTAGAGAATTATATTGTTGACCGCTCATTGTGGACTGTTGGTGGTAGAGGTAGAGCTAATAAAATTAGTCCAACTGCTGGAGATCCAATGAAGTCACGTGTTGTTCTTATGCCTGAGGGTGTTAGTAAGATCATAGCTCTTGCTGCTTCAAATGCGTGGATGAGAAATATAGTTGCTATTAATAAAGAGACAGTCACTAATGAAATTGGCGTTGGCTTAGATTTTATGAATGATCGCTATCTTGACTATTCTTCTTATGTTAATAAATTTGAAATACAGGGTGAAGTTGATTGGAAAGCATTTGATACCACTGTCACTGAAGATCTACTCTTACTAGCTATGGCTATTATAAGAGGATGTTTTCCTGATGGTGAGGAATATGACAGATTATTCATATACCAGGCATCTTCTTTAATTTTTAAAAATGTTGTTATTCCGGGTGGATATGTCTTTAGACTTTCAAAGTCTATTCCTTCGGGGTCACCCTGGACTACAGCGATTGGATGTATTGTTAATTGGCTTACATGGGCTGCGGTTTTTAGTGATGTTGAAAATGACACTCATGTAACTTGTTATGGTGATGATACTGTATTTGCTGCAAAAGTTGATGGTATTATGAATCATTGTTTCAATGAGCATTGGCTCGCTATGAGAATCAAGCAAGTAAGCCCACTTGTCCCTAAAGGTTTTAAAATCTTCGACAAAGATATTAACCCTACACCCTATGAAGGACCCACTCTCCTCAAAGCATATTCTTTTGGTAATCAACCTGCACGTACATTAGAAGACTTCTACTCGACTATCCTTTTCGGTGGCGGTAGTGGTTTACGTAGATCTAGGGGTTTTTGGGACCTTCATATGAAAACAAGAGGTGCACTATACAATAATCCTTTTAATCCCAAGTTAGAAGAACCTCTAAGACTTCTACAGTATCATACTTATATGATTACACATAAGAACTGGGTTGTTCATCCAAGTGCCTGGAATGAGCCCGATACAATAAAGGACGCAAATACTCAGTTTAATACCTCAAAAAGAGTTGCCTATAATAGATATTTACAACCTGAAAACCTCTTTACCCCAAAGGTAAAAGTTGCGTTACCTTGGCTTGATGAGCAAAAGTATTATGAAAAATTCTTTATTATTAATGTAAAGTCTTTATTATTAAGAAATGTTTATTTTGACTCAGATAATGTCGTTAATGGTAGGGTTATATCATACGGTACAAAGTTAATTGACAAGCAGCTACATCTCGAGTTAACTACGCCTTCACCAGAGCCTCCTCCTAAAAGGAAAAGGGTATCACTTGAATATGCAATAGCGCAGAATATTAAATTAATAAATAGTGGTAAAGTTACAGATTTAATGGATACACTTGAGCTACTTGACGAGTGGGCCCTTAGTAATAACTACTATATAGAGAATTGATGATGGGGTATTATATGTTTTGTTTATAGATTAACGTGCCTCCTTTACATCGTATGCCAGTCTAGCCTCCCTTTGAAATGGGATACCGCCG